AGCCTCCTTACTACATGTCCGCCCCTCAGTTAATGCCCGATATGACACCAATGAGACAGGATGTTATAAATGGTATAAATGAAGTATCCGGTGTGAATGAAGCAATGTTCGGCCAACAGTCTCGGGAGCAGGCGGCTGCAGCGATGCAGTATGCAACTAACCAGGGCAATACTATCCGCCGTAGATTATTTAATAAGTATGTTCTAGTAGTAGAGTCTATATATAAGGGCATCCTCAATCTTTGCAGGAAGCACTGGACCATGACCAGGACAATTCAGGTACTTGGTAAGGAGAAAGCTCTAGAAGCTATCGACTTGAAAGGTGCTGATATTGACGGCGGTTATGATGTTGTTGGTGAGTATGGTGTATCCCTAAGTCTGGATCCTATGACCAGAAGGCAGGAAGTATTAACTATGCAGCCTCTCTTCAAGGAGGCAGGTATTCCGGCCCGGACTTCCCTACGTATGATGAAACTGTCTGAGCTAGAGGGAATGTACGATAAGCTGGATATGGCAGGAAACCGTCAGAAGGAAATCTTTGATGCCATGATAGCTACCAGTACCTACATAGCTCCTCGTAAGTATAGAGATCATGAGAATATGATTGCCTGGGCATTAGACTACTTCATGTCCAGCGAATATAATAACCTTCCAGACGAGGTACAGTTACTCTGTGAACAGCATATTGAGGAACGTGGGAGATTGGCTGCTGAGGAAAGTGGCGGGGCACCACAACAGCAAGTCCCAGGACAAGCCCCCGGCCCCCTCCCTTCAGAAGCAGCAGGAGCCGTCCCTGATGCCGGAGGCCTCCCTCCCATCCAGCCCGGATAAGGAGAAGATCCAGGTGAGTAGGAAGATAAACCAGAAAGGCCTAGATCTAATTAAACAGTTCGAAGGCCTGGAACTAGAAGCGTACCCTGACCCTGGAACAGGCGGGGAGCCTTGGACTATTGGCTATGGCCATACTAGCCCAGGGAAAGTAAAGAAGGGGGACAAAATAACTGAGCAGGAGGCAGAAGAGCTTCTTGTTAAGGATATCGCTAGGTTCGAGGATGGCGTTAACCAATTAGTCAGGCAGCCTATTTCCCTCAATCAATTCAGTGCGTTAGTGTCCTTCTCCTTCAATGTCGGACTCTGGAACCTGAAGTCCAGTACTATGTTAGCTCTTGTTAATACTAACAAACTTCCGGAAGCTGCACTCCAGTTCGAGAGATGGAATAAGGCCGCTGGTAAGGTACTGCCGGGACTAGTGAAAAGAAGGAAAGCGGAGGTCGCTCTCTTCCTACTGCCTGATTAATAGTAATTTATATTGACAAACCCATTGACTTCATGTATAGATATAAGTATAGTCATAATATCACTAATAGAACCGTGTCCTATTTAACCACATCCTACATTGTGTAGGCCTGGAAGGGAGGCGGGGAAGCAGCCTATCCAATACTATTGGACGGCAAAAGGAAAAGAGTTATGACAGGTAAAAGTACATCAGATTTGATCAGAAGTGGAGCCGCACAAGCAGCAGCTGGTAAGGAACTGGACAGTAACACAATAGGGGGAGACACTAATAGTGAATCTCTCGGCGTCAGCGTGGATGAGGGTAATTTCACCACCGCAGGTGAGTCTGAAGAAATAGACTTACTTCCAAGTGATGAGGCTCATGAGCAAGACTCTTCCTCAGATAAATCACAGGAGCAGGCCAGCTCAGGTGATAAGAGTGGAAAGACATCTAGCAAAGAAGTCATCACAGTTACAGACGAGACAGGTCGTCGGCGTAAAGTAGAAATTGATTACTCTGACCGAAAGTCAATTCGTAAAGCTCACGAAATGATGCACGGCGCTAGGAAGTGGCAAGCTGAAAGAGACAGTGCCAAGTCGGAACTAAGTAAGGTGAACGCAGATGTCGCTGAACTAAAGTCCAACTGGAATACTCTCGAGAAGGCATTTCAGGAAAGAGGAGAAGAGGGCGTAATAGACCTCCTAGCCGGAAGACCTGGAGCCTACAAACAGCACATTGCGAAGCAGCTAGAGAAAGCTAAGTTTCTGGAAAATGCATCCCCCGAAGAGTTGGAAGTATTCCAAGCTAGGGAAGCGTCTAGCCTCCAGTCCAAAGAACTTGAACGTATCCGTAAGGAGAACGAAGAGTTCAGACAGAAGATGGCTAGTGAGAAGGAAGCAGCAGAACTATCAGCAATCGAAAGTAGAGTTCATCCAGTATTCGAGAAGTACCGTTTTGCGGACAAGCTCGGTGATGCTAACGATGAGCACCTATTCGATGAAATGCTCTGGACTAGCGCAATGAAAAGGCTAGAGCCATATGAGGATCAAGGCCTTCAGATCACTCCTGAACTAATTGATAGAGAATTTCGTTCTGTAGCAATGGCACTTAGAAAGCGTATCGGCGTACAAGCTGAGAAGAAGGCTGCTAAGGTTATTGAGCAGAAGAAACAAGAAGCTACTGAGAATGTTCAGAGTTCTGTACGGGCAGGATATAAGTCCTCTAGCACTGCAAACGAAGCTAGAGATCTAATTAACAACGGTAACATTACAAGCCTACTTAAAGGCTGGGGCAAATACGGCTCCTTATTCAACAAATAAAAGGATTATAAACAATGGCTTTTCAAAACATCGACAATCTACAACTTGGTAATCTCCTCCAGATTATCTTCTCTAACGGCGTAAGAAACCAGATCTCGCAAGACTTCCGAGACTTCGAGATGGTTAAGCGTGCTAAGGTTGGTAGCTCTGTAGCTCGTGAACTCCGGTTCATGTTCCAGAGTTCTTTCGGCCCAGCAGCTATCCAGTACCGTGATCCAGGAACTTCTGGTCGTTCGTTCCCGAGCGCTCAGCAGGCTACTGTCAATGAGTACACTGCTAAATTCAAAGAGATTAACGCAACTATCGAACTAGAGTATAACCTCTGGGATAGAGCACGTAAGTCTCCTGAGAAGTACGCAGAGCCTCTAGCACTTGAAATCGACAGCAAGGCTTCAGCAGCTAAGCGTCTATGCGCTCGTGACTTCTACGGTGACGGTACAGGCGTTATCGGTACTGTTGCTTCTGCAGCTGTTACCAGCCCTGCATCCGACAAACTAGTATTCACTTTCCAGAACTTGAACGCTTCACGTGGTCACGTTGGTAACTGTGAGTACGGTGATATCCTAGTTCTCGTAGCAAACGCTGGTACAGCTTCTGCTTTGAACACAAACTTGGCAACTGAGCCAGCTTACTGGCGAGTTATTGACAAGGACCGTGAGAACGCTTCAGTCACTCTCCAAGGCTTGAACGCTTCATTAGCTTCTGCTGGAACAATCTCTTCTATCTCGGCTCAGCCAACAGCTGGTGACGTATTCTATCGTTACGGCCAACCGACTATCCCAGATCTTTCTAGCATCTCGGACTACGGCACTGTATCTGAAGTTATGGCTGGTCTCGAATCTCTAGTTGCTGGTGACGGTCGTACTGTTCACGGTATCACTATGAGCGGCGCAACTGCTGGTTCACGTACTAACGCTGGTGCAAACCCAATTGACGTTAAGTGGATCCAGAAGGCAATGGACAAAGTTAAAGTTGCAGTAGGTCAAGACCGCTACAAGTGGAAAATGATGTCTATGGCTCCTGAAACTCATGCTTCTCTAATCGAGTCTCGTGAAACTGATCGTCGTTTCCAGACTATCGATGACAACAAGCGTGGCGTTAAGGTCTTCGCTTACGTCCATGGTAACGACACTCTCGAGTGCTACACTTCAGAGTACGTTGCTCCTAAGAGAATCTACATCCTCCCAGAAGCAAAGTCTGGCGAGAAGGTCCTCGAGTTCCACGGTTCTGATTTCGAGACTGTTAAAGGTCAAGGAATGAGTGACTTCAACTTGAAGCCAGGTGCTTCTGGTGGTTATGTTAACTCTATGGTTTCATACCTCCAGGCTATCGGCGTCTACATCTGCAAGCATCCAGCTGCAGTTGCGGTCGTAGAGAACTTTACTAATAGCTAATTAGTTGCGGGAGGTACGATGTCTCTCCCGCCATCTAATTGCAAACTCGTACTAGGACGGAGTCCCTCCTAATAGTACGGCTAGCGCCACCTGCTAGATAGGTTTCCTCAACGGATATAACCTGGTGATAGTGGTGGGGTGATTGCTAATCACAACAAATGGAGCAGGAGTAGATACCCATGTAGTATTCTACAACAAGAACGTGACATTACCGGATGTCCACCTTCTTCAATTAACTTGAGGCCTGACCAGCCCTAAATGTAGTTAGATGTCCTAATTGCACAAATAAGGTCTATAAAGGAATACACCATGTCAAATCCATCATTAAGCACAGAAGCCGGTAAAGCAGGCGAGTATCCATCCAGTCGTTTCAATCAGCGTGAAAGAAAGCTCCTTGCCTCAGTCAAGGACTATGTAGACGCTCTCGCACCCTCAGCTCCTTCCCATGTAATTAAGTACGCAGCTCAGCGTACCACTGTTGGCGGCGCAGCGGCGGAAGCAATTACTGTAACTGGAGCACTAGCTACTGACCTTGCATTCGTTCAAATCAAGAATAACGGAACTAGTAACGTCACTGTTCTAGAAGCAGCTGTAACTTTGAATACACTAACTGTCACATTCTCTGCTAACCCAGGAAACGACACAGTCATTTATTACCAAATCGTTAGAGCAGTCTAATCTAAAATAGCACCCGAGCCTCTGGTACTTAATGGTGCCAGGGGCGGGCCTCTTATATATTCCGAGGACTAAAAGTGGCAACTACTCTGACTCGTAATTTGAAACTCCGCATCAACAGTAACTTAACTGCGGATGCCAAATTTAATCTGGAAAAAATAGACGCCCTTGGTTCTACCTTCCTTGTCGATTCAACCGACACCCTCAATATCCGCTCTCGGAGTAATATCTCAATCGAGCCGGATTCTGCCGATCTTGGCGGAAACTCCACAGGCGGTAGTCTAAACATCGGGAATGGTAGCCACCTGCTAGCTTCAGTGGCTATTCATTCCGATTCTACTACTTTGTCAAGCCCCCTAGGTCTAAAGGACCAGGCAGCTGGCGGCAATAAACACCTCCTCATTCAATATAAATCGGACAGTCTAGGTAGTACGGACACTACTCAGAATCGTACCTTCTCCATAGATCCGCAAGGGGGAAACAGGTCCCTTCTCCTAGAGGGGGATCTCTCCCTTGCCGGTGGTTCCATTACATTCACTACAGCTGCAGGATCCAGTGTAACTGTCCCAGCTACAGGAACTCTCGCTACCCTAGCAGGAACTGAGACATTTACCAATAAGACAATTAATGCTTCCCAGAACACTATCACGAATCTCACAAATGCGGCAATAGCTGCAGGTGCCGGGATTGTATATAGTAAACTACTACTAACAGATAGCATTCTAAATTCAGATATTAACTCAGCAGCAGCTATTCAGTACTCTAAACTAAGCCTCAATGGTAGTATAGTTAATTCAGATATAGCAAATAGTGCTGCCATTGCAAGAAGTAAGCTTGCCTCTGGTACCTTAAATCACGTTCTCATAAATAATGGGGATGGGGCCATATCAAGTGAGGCTCAGTTAGCTATAACTAGAGGTGGTACTGGGGCAGGCACTGTAATAGAAGCTCTAAATAACCTACTACCTTCTCAATTAGGCCAGGAGAATAGGTTCCTTAAAACAGATGGTTCTAATGTAAGTTGGGAGCTAGTTGCTGGTGGGGGTGGTAGTGTTCTGGAAGCGGAAGCTGTTTGGACCAATGCCGAGGGCACTACAAAGGTAGTAACTCATAATTTAAATAGTAATAATATAGATATATCAATAATAGATCTTGACGATAACAGTCTAATTAATATAGATTCTGTTATAGTTACAAATAGTAATAGCGTATCATTAAATTCATCTGAAGCACCGGGAAGTTCCTGGCGAGTCATAATTCAAGCAAATCCATAAGGAGTAATTCATGAAATTGTTCGGATCACTAAGTCGCTTGGTATCCATCCTGTTCCGCAAGGACTCGCAGGATATTACCGTTCGGCCAAACCAGTCAACCACGTACACAGCAGCTAGGGACGTTCAACTCCCTGCTGGAAATGCGGACCATGTTCTAATTTCCAGGACAAGTACCGACACCTTGACTAATAAGTCAATTGATGCTGATACCAATACGATCACTAATATTGAGAATGCTGATATTAAAGCAGCAGCCGGTATCGTCGAATCTAAGTTAACTCTAGATTTTGCTACTTCCACGTTGAACACAAACATTACAAATGCACAGGCTGATATTGATGACCTTGTTACTTTATCCGGTGTTGCTGCTAATGCTACAACCCTTGGCACATTTACAGGGACAACCATCCCTGATTCCTCTACTAATAAAGGGGCCCTCCAGGCCCTTGAGACCTACGGCGAAGCAACCAGGGCCCTAATTAACGGCCTTGAATGGCAGGCCTCAGCTCTCGATTATATTGTAAATAATACAATAGCCCCTCCTACTGAAGTCTCTGGTAATAGGTACATCCTATCCCATGACGGCGGCGCTCCACACGCTAACTGGGATGGTGCAGCTGCTGGTGACATCGTTCAATTCAATGGAACAGTTTGGGTAGCTACTGCACCAACTACAGGTATGTTCATTTCTGCTGACGATGAATCCACTCTCCTCTATTACTGGGGCGGTTCAAGTTGGACAAGTAAGGCTTTCGAATCTACAACAGCTTCTACAGGCTTAACTAAGGTTGGGGTCGATATACGTTTAGCTGATGCTGCTGAGAATGCCTCGGGTATTCAAGTCAGTGGCGGTGTAATTACTCTAAATGATCTCGGTGCTTTCAATGCTGATAATCTTGCAGAAGGCGCAACTAATAAGTACTATACGGATGAGAAGGCTCAGGATGCCGTTGGTACAATCCTTACTGATACCGGTTCAATTGACTTTACATATGACGATGGTGCTAATACAATCTCCGCTGCAGTTCTCCCAGCCGGTGTAGATCATGATGCCCTCCAGAACTTCGTAGCTAACGAGCATATCGACCACTCAGCTGTTTCTATTGCTACATCAGCAACTTCAGGCCTATCTGGTGGTGGTGATATAACCACAACTAGAAACCTTCTTGTTGCTCCTACAGCAGCTACCGCAGCTACCGTAACAGCTGCAGATACATTCCTATTTGCTGATGCTTCCGATTCCGATGGACTTAAGAAGGCGACAATTCAGGGAATATTGGACCTAGCCCCAGCTTCCTCTAACTTTTCAACTACTTGGGCAGATGGCTCAGCTACAAAGGCTGTTACCCATAACTTGAACAGTCTAGTCGTACTTGTTGAAATCTATGACCAAAACAACGAGACAGTCCTTATAGACATAGTGGATAGGGATACAGTTAATAGTTTAGCTCTTACTCGTTCGGAAGCCACTGTTGGTGGTACCTGGACAGTAGTAGTTCGTGCTTAATTTATTGACGTATAGTCGATAGTCTGATACAGTGAATAGGTGGGGGTAGAATCCCCTGCCGTTCCTCGC